TAAGTTCTCTATACGTTGGACTGCTACTCTATACTAGACAGAACCTCTATTCAATTGTAGTTTTAGAATACAAATTTTTTATATCCATTTATATTATTTATATTCTTGGGAATGTTTTTATATGAACTTCCACATCACCATTATAGCATAGTTGTTTTTATTTGTCAACCTAATTTTTAATTTTTATAAAATTATTTTTATATGAACTTCCACATCACCATTATAGCATAGTTGTTTTTATTTGTCAACCTAATTTTTAATTTTTATAAAATTATTTTTATTTAATGTAAAAACATATGCTCTTACTTTTATAGGACATTAAATTTTTATTTTTGCAACCTATTATAAAAAATATAAAAAAAAATATTGACAAATAAAAATAAATGTGCTAAGATTACTTATATCAAAAAATTAAGGAGGAAAGTAAATGAATATTTTAGTGTTAGGTCATAGTGGTACAGGAAAAACATCAAGTATTAATGCACCAAGTTCATATGACCCTGAAGCAAAAGATTATGGGTATAGGCTTGACCCAAAGGAAACTTTAATGTTAGTTACCCATAAAAAAGATTTACCTTTTAGGGGATTTAAAAAAATGTATACCCCTTTAAAATTTAAAGATGAAATTGTTAAAGGTAAAACAAGAAAACAGTATGATTCAGGAAATTATTTAGTGTTAAAAGATTTTAATACAGCATTAAAAATGATAAATTACTGTGTAAAATTACCATTCAAAAATATTGTAATTGATGATTTTCAATATTTAATTACAAACTTTATTTTTGAACATGCAGAAGAAAAGGGATATGATAAGTATACTACACTTGCTAAACAGATAGTAGATTTATTAGTTTTCTTGTCTAGTATAGATGACAAGAATATTATTGTAATGTCTCACACAGGATATGTGAATGAGGCTGAGACACGTGGTAAAATTATGAAAACTAAATCTGGAATGGTGGATAGAACTGTAGAAGTTGAAGGATTTTTTCAATATATACTTTCTACATCTAAAAATGAAAATGGGGATTTTTGTCTTCAAACTAGAGGGATAGATGAATTAGATAGATTAAGGACCCCTGTAGGTTTGTTTGAATTATATGAACCTTTAAATTTGGCTTATATAATGGATAAATTAGAAAAATTTGGTCTAGATATTAATGAGGAGAGTGAGTAAAAATGTTTTTAAGAGAAAAACAAATTTTTAAAGCAATAGGTAAATTGGAATTACGACCAACTAAAAGTGGTGAAAAATTTTATGTAATGAAGAGCCAGAAAAATTTAAATTGGGAAAGAACATCTATTCATTTTAAATTAAATGGTATTAATGTTTCAATAGATGAGATGAATGGAGATTTAACTCTTTTAGAAGTAGATTCAAATGGTCAATTTATCAAAGATGAAAAGAACAATTATGTCAAAAAAAGTTTCAAACAAGGTGAAAAAATTGATGAAACTAAGTATAGAGTAAGGGAAACTAGAAGTATAGGTACTTCTACTAAAGAATTTAAAACTAATTATCCATATGCATGGGTACAGCATATTACAAAAAATTTAGATTCTCTCTTGAAAAGTGATGTAGAAGTTGAAGGTGAAATAGAGTATGAATTTTATAATGGAAATATAGTTAGAAAATATAAAATAAAAAATATCAAAATATTAAAAGGAACAAATAAACCTTTATTCTTGGTAACAGAAACATTAGCATATGAAAGAAGTTCTTTACAACTTGTAGATGGGGTAGGAAAGATATTCTACTACTTACCTTATAATTTCACATATAGTGATAAAGTTTTTATAAAAGTAAAAACACCGTTATTAGCAACTAATGATGAGTATTCTGATGGACTATTTAAAGGGTTAGATGTTATCGAAGGTTATTTTGAGGAATTAAATAAATCTTATAAAGGGTTAATAAGGGTATCTTATAAACTTTCTAAAGAAGAGGAAACAAGTAATGAATTTGATTTAAATTCTCTTGATATTACAACAAGAAAATTGTATGATAGTTGTAATGAGGATATGAAAAAGAAAATATTAGAGAGAGTAAAAAATTACGTATCAATCAATAAAAATAATAATACTAAATATGAACTTTACATGTTCCATATAAATGAAGATACTTCTATATATGAAACTATTGTAGATAATGATTTTATAATAGGTGTAGGACAAAAAATAGAAAATGAATTGAAAAATAAACGAAATGATAAGAAATATAAATTAGAGTTAAAAAAAATAATAGACAATACAAGTAACGAGGAGTATGAATTTGAAACTCCTAGCAATGATGATGAAGATATGACAGATTTCTCTTCTTCTTTAGAGAATAAAACAGTAGATGTTGAAAATACTTCTACACCTACAAATAAACATATTAATAGTAATATGTATGATGAAGATAATGATGAAGATGAAGATGATGATGACCCTTTTGATTGGAATTAAGGAGTAGGTTTATGAATAAAGATAGTAGAGTAAAAGATAAATTAACAGGGGAGATAATAGATAAATCTTTATCTCTCTCTGTTAAGCCTAGAGGTAAATCTAGATTTATTTATTTCAAAAATAAAGAAAATATGGAGACATATTTAATATCTTTATATATAAAAGATAGTGATATGCACTATTGGAATACTATGAATGATTTAATAGTAGAAATATTAAAACCTAATAAGGATGAGACTGTTCCTGTCAAAGTGTGGAAATATTTTAATGATTTAAGGAAATTAATAGATTCTAGATTTTCAGTTTATTGTTTACAATCCAGTAAACAACAAATGATACAATTTAGAAATTCTAAACTAAATCCTGATTTGTCTTTTAGGTCTAATTATCTTTTAAAGTATGTGAAAGAGAATATACTTATCTTTACAAACAATTATAACAAGGTTTTTACTGCTGAAAGAGATTTATCTAAAATATACAATGGAGTAGTAGTAAATGTTCCTTCAAAACAAGTTAAAAATAACTTAATAGAAAGGTATATAAACAATGGACTATAGAAGTAAATTAGAGTTAGATGTCATAAACTTAGAGAGAAGTGTTGTTTATTTAATATATAAAGATTACAATAATTACACTTCTTTTAGATATTCTATTAATTCTGAAACCTTTTTAAAATCTGAACATAGAAGTTTATATAATTTGGCAGAAATATTATATGAAAAATATAATTATAATTCTTTGTCTACAGATTTAGTTAGAGATTTAATAAATAACAATAATAGATATACAACAGAAGAAATTAATGAAATAAATTTTAATTTAGATTTAATAAATATAAACATAGATTTAGATGTAAAAGGTACATTTACATTATATTTAAAAAATTTAGGGTTATTAAAAATATTAAATACTTTTACTAAAGATGGTGAAGATTCTTTTGAGGTATTTTTAAATAATTTAAGTGAAATAGAAAATGACCCTGTAAAAATAAAAGAATTATTCAATTTTATAATAGATGATAGTTTTAAAGTAATAAATAATAAAATACAAGAATCTTCATTTGTAGAGGGTATAGATGATATATTCAGTAAGTTATTAGAGGGTAGAGTATCACAGGGATTAAAATTAAATAATACCCCTATATTAAATTACATGACTTCTGGGTTTCATGAAGGAGTTACTTATTTTGGTGGTTATAGTGGAACAGGGAAAACAACTTATTGTGTACCTATGTTTTTATTACCTATTTTAAATGCAGAAGATGAAGAAGGTAAAAAACATGAAAAGATTCTTATTATTGCAAATGAACAAAATAAAGAAGTGTTCATGACCATTATGGGGCTTGCTTATATAAGTTTTGTTCTTAATAGACATAGAAATGAATTTTCATACGAAACTAAGAATAGATATGTTAGTAGAAAACATATCAATGAGAATATGTTGACAGATGAAGAAAAGGAAACTTTAATAGATGTTAAGGAATATATTAAAGAAGATTTAAAAAATAGAGTTCAATTTATATTTATGCCTTCTTTTGACCCAAAGGAAATAGAAATGTATTTATTGAAATATTCTAGAATGGGTTATAAAAATGTTTTTATAGATACAATGAAAGCAGAGACCAAAGGAGAATATCATTTAATGTCTAATTTATCTCAAATGTTAGACAGAGTATCAAAAGAGAATAATTTAAGAATTTTAGCAACTGTTCAACTTGCCTTACATACATATGGTAGAAAATACTTAGACCATACTTGTATAGCAGAAGCAAAAAGTATAGTTGAAGTTGCAGAAGTATCTCTTTATTTTAGAGAAGTTGAGATTTCAGAAATAAGAAGTTTATCTGTACAAAAATTTGATTATTCTCAAAATAAATATATAGATGTTCAAAGTAAGATAGAGGACCCCAAATATAATGAAAAATATATGTTACTCTTTATAGGGAAAAATAGACATGGAAAAGATAAAAAAATAATACTTTATAGAAGTAATTTTGATAAAGTATGGTTTACAGAGATAGGTGAAGTATCAGGACTATCTTATGATGGGGGGAAATAGTAATGTCTTTAAAGGAGTTACTAAATTTAATTAAAACTCATGAGAGTGTTGAAATGATTTTTAATAATTTAAATATATCATACAAAGTTAATGGAAATCAGTATAGATTTAATAGTTTAGATGGAAATAATATTACTGCTTGCGTATTAGATTTAGAAAGTTTACGTTATAAAGACTTTAAGCACGATGAAAATGGAGATATTATAGATTTAATCTGTAAAAGAATGAGTATAACTAAAGACCAGTCAATATCTTTACTTATGTCTTGGTTAAGAGGAACTACAATCCCTTTAAATAAGGAAAACAAGAAAATAAAAAGAGAGGATAAAGAATTAGTTTCATACCCTAGTATGATTTTAGATTCATTTACCCCTACCATATCTGATTTATTTATTAAAGATAATATAAATATGGCAACACAAATAGTCTTTGATATTAGATATGATGATGTTACAAATAGAATATTAATTCCTATTTATCAATTCAATACTTTAGTAGGTTTAATAGGAAGATTAAATAAAGAGAATTTAGATAAAAATGATATAAAGTATTATCCACTCTTACCTTATCCAAAATCAAAGGTATTGTTTGGATATGATATTAATATTAGTGATATAAAATCTAAAAAGTATGTTATATTGGTAGAAAGTGAGAAGAGTGTACTAAAGGCATATCAATTAGGTATAAGGAATGTTTTAGCAATAGGTGGGAGTAGTATTTCAAAATATCATATTGAGTTATTAAAACAAAATGGAATTACTAATGTTATTATTTTATTTGACCAAGATAAAAATATAAAGGATATAAAAAAAAATATAGATAAATTTGAAAATATTGAATACATTATAGTAAATTCTTCATCATTAAAAGATAAGTCATGTTTGTTAGATGAAGTTACTAGTAAAAAAGAATTTATGAAATTTATAAAAAAATACGGAAAAAAGTATTGACATTAGAGTATATTTATGTTATAATAAGTTAATAGGAGGTAAAATGTCAGACATTAAAATATCATTTTCAAAGTTACAAACTCTATCTAATTGTCAATATGAATATAAGTATAGATATATAGATAAAGAAAAAAGTTTTGGAAATATTTATACAGAAATAGGAACACTAATGCACACATGTATTGAAATGTTCTTAAATTCCTCAAAATCTAAAAAAGAGACTATTGATTATTTTTTATCTATGTATAGAGATATAACATCTAAATCATATTTCTATGATATTAATATTCAAAAAAATATTGATAAAAATAAAGATTCAGTAGAAAAACATGAAAAATATTATATAAATTATTTAAGAAATTTAAAAAGATTTAAAAATGATATAGAGATAGAAACTTATGTAAAATTACCTCTATCTAATATATCTAATTCAGATAAGGTAGATAACATGTATTTTATTGGATATGTAGATTTAATAGTAAAAGAAAAAGATACTACTAGAGTGGTAGACTTTAAAACCTCTACTGAATATAGTGGTGAAAAAAAGAAAATACATCAAAACCAGTTAATACTATATGGAATAGCCTTAGAATCGTTAGGATATAAAAATATAAAACTTTATTGGGATTTCTTAAAATATGAAAAAAATAAAGGAAGTAAAACTTTATTTTATAGGGAGGATAAGAATTTTACATATAATGGATTAAAAGAGATACCTTTTAATGATGAAACTAAAAATCAAGCAATACTATGGTTATTAAAGGGAATTGAAAATATTTTAAAATTAGAAATATCTAACAAGTATAATGATATTTTTAGTCCAGATAATTTTTATTGTAAAAATCTTTGTAGTTTTTACACTCAATGTTTAGACAGGTATGGTGTGTATGATTAATATAAATAAAATTGTTCTAAAAGACTACAATGAATGTTTAAGTTACTTACTAAATTTCAAAGAAAATATTGACTCAGTAGATACTATAATTGCTTTTGATATTGAAACCAAAAACTTAAATTTATATAAAAATAATTTATTAGGATTTGGTTTTGCTTATTCAGATAAAGAAGGGGCATATTTTGTAACAAGAAATTTTTCAAAAGAAGAGGTAAGACATTTATTGAAACTTATAAACAGTTTTAAAAGTAAAATTGTATTACATAATGCTTATTTCGATATATCTCAAATTAATTATATGTTTAATATGAAGTTTAAATGGACTTATGACACTTACATATTTGCCCATGCTTTACATAGCAATGTTTTATTGTATGCAGAAAGTAAGGATAAATCAAATTCTTTATCTTTAAAAGAATTATGTAAAACATATTACCCTGAAATATATGGGTATGAAGAAGAGTTAAATAAAATAAAAAATTCTATATGTAAAAAAGAGCATATACCTATAAGAAAATTTGAGTATGATTTATTTGATGATGATACCCTTGCTCCATATGGTGTTTATGATGTAGTTGCTACTTATAGATTATTTATTTCTTTAAAACAAGAAGTAAAAGAAGCCTTAAATTCAGGTTGGAATATAAAAGAATTATTACAACTGAAACATGAGGCAACAAAAATATATATAGAAGCAAAAGTAAATGGTATAAGAATTAATAGAGATACTATTTTAGAATTAAATAGTGAATGGAATGTTATAGTAAAGGAAAAAAAAGAAAGTATTTTAAACAATGAATCTATAAAAAAAGTAGAGAGTATTTTATTAAGGCTAAAGATACAAAAAGAAATGGAAAAAAAAGAATTAAAAATAAAAAATAAGAAAGAAGTAGAAAAAGATATAGAAAAATTAAATAAGTATATAGATAAAACTCAATATATAACTCAAAAACAATTAGATAAATTAAGTTTAGAAAGTAAATTTAACTTAAACAGTCCTATACAAAAAAAGATATTATTTTTAGAAATACTTAAATTAGAGCCTTTAAAATTTAATAAAGCAGATGCTAAAGGAAATAAAAGTCCTAAATTAGACAAAGAGTTTTTAGATTATTATAAACATATACCATTAGTAAATGATTTCTTGGAATATTCTTTATATAATAAAGGTGTAACTAGTTTTTTAGGAGTAGGTTCAGAAGATAGCGAGGGGTTATGGAACTTAACTTTTGAAGAATATCCTTTAAACCACCCTAATTCAAATTTACAAGGAACTATTACTCATAGAATTGCACAAAATTCAGTTAATTTTCAACAATTACCTAGTAGAGGAAAATTATCAGAGTTGAAAAAATGTGTAATTCCAAGACATGACAACCATAGAATTGTTGCTTTTGATTATTCAAGTGCTGAATTATATATACTAGGTGCTTTATCTCAAGAGCCTAAATTTATATATGCAATAAATAATGGTCTAGATTTGCACTCTTCTATGGCATATAATATATGGGGAGATAAACTAATAATAGATGATAATATTATTGAAAAAGAAGAATTAGACCCTGAATTTAATGGTAAGTCTTTAAGAGATTTAAATAATAATGGAGTAGATATAATTAAAATTTTAAATATATTAAAAAATTATTTTCCTTCTTATAGATTTGATGCTAAAGCAGTAGGATTTGGACTTCCATATGGGATAGGTGTAAAAGGTCTTGCTAATAATATAGGAAAAACAACATTTGAAGCATCTAAAGTATTGGAAGAGTATATGGAGTATAATCAAAAGATAAAAGAATTTATGGATTTTAATAAAGATTTTCTATGTGCTAATGGGTATATAGAAGGTAAACACAGTCAAAGATTATACATGGGAAATGCTAAAGGATATGATTGGAGAACTCCTAAAGACTATAATAGTAAAAATTGGGAGGCAATAAAAGAATTAAGAAAGTCCACAAATTATATAATCCAAAGTGAGAATGCAATGGTATTATATAAATCTTTAGTAACTTTTTTTAAGGAAGTAAAAAAATTAAAGTTAGATAAGAAAATATTATTAATGACAACTATATATGATGCTGTTTATCTATCTGTAGATATTAGTATATCAGATGATTATATAGAAAATTTATTAAAAAAGCATTTTGAAATAGAGTATTTTAATGGAGTTACATTTAAAATAGATATTTCAAAAGGTAATAATATGAAAGAGGTATAAAAATGTACAAGATAAAGAATATTGAAAGTGAATCTATATTAGATTTAAATGAGCAAGAATTTAAGGAGTTACTTATAAAATTAAACGTAAGAAAAGATTCTCTTATGGTTACTCTCCCTAATTATCCTAATAGGAAGAGATATAGAAAATCTTGTAAGGGTTGGAAATTATTAAGTATAAATAAAGAACCTCTTACAAAAGACTTAAAAGATACAGAGTTTAAAAGAACTATTGAATACAATAAAAATACTTTGACAGTTGAAGATATCATACAGAGTGATGTACCTATAACTGAAAGTATAATACTATCTAAATTTAATTTAAATGAGGATGAGTGGGAAATAGATAGGTATAGAGTATCTCAATGGGAAAGTAGATTAAAGAGTAAAGAAGATAAAATTCAACTTTATTCAGTTAGGGCAACTTTTAAAAGAAAGAGTATAAATTTAGATAATACTTCTATTTTAACAACTGTATTAAATAAATTAAGTAAAGATATTTCTAGTATTGATAAACATTCTATAGGTACATTAAAACCTTTGGAAAATTGTATTAAAGCAGAAGATGAACTATTGATTTTAGATATAGCAGACTTACATTTAAATAAATCTGTAGGAGATATATATAATACTAAAATTGCATTAGAAAAATTACATAAGTGTGTTGATGTAATTTGTAGTAAAACTAATGCTAAGGATGTAAATTTTATTATAGGAGAAGATATGTTTAATATTGATACTCTAAGTAAAACTACAACAAAAGGCACACCTCAAGATGCAAATGATAGTTATTATGAGATGTATGTTGAAAGTTTTAAATCTTTAGTTAAGATTATATATAAGTTATCCACATCATTTTCTAAAATTTCAGTTACACTAATACAAGGAAACCATGATGAACTTACTTCTTTCACTGTGATTCACGCATTAGAGTCTTATTTTAGAGATTCCCCAAATATAAAATTTAATAGCGACCCTAAGAAAAGAAAATATTTAACTCATGGAGATTGTCTTATAGGACTAGGACATTTAGAAAATGAAGCAAAAACTAATAAACCATTTCTTATTCAAAACGAAGTTAAAGAATTATTTGGGGTTAGTAAGCATTGTTATTTTATAAGTGGGCATTTCCATAATTATAGTGTAGAGGATATAGGGGGTATTCAGTTTATAAGATTACCTACATTATCTGAGCCAGATGAATGGCATTTTAGAAAAGGATATGTTGGAAGTAAAAAAGGTGCTATTGGTTTAGTATTTCATAGAAAACATGGTTTAGTACAAAAGATACTATACAACGAGTAGGAGATAATTATGGAATTTAAATTATTTACATACGATTACTACTTAAAAATGATTCATAAAATTGTTCCTAGAAACTTTAAAGTAGGTATAGCAGATTACGAAGATTTATACCAAGAACTTTTAATTTATATATTAAGTGTTGAGGATAAGTTGATTACTAATAAAGTTGAAGTCTATAGAGATTTGGAATCTTATATGTTTACTCAAGTTTTTCATAGGTGTAAGAGATTAATAAATCAATTAACTAAAAGAAAAACTTTTGAAGATATAAATTATGAGGTAGAGTATGATGATATACCTGATGAGACTATTTTTGAAGAAGAAGCAGAGTTAGAATTTAAAGTTAGGGAATATTTATTATCCCTCAATTTAACAGAAAAAGAGTTAAAATCAATTCAAGATAAAGTAGGTATATGGTTTGACATTGAGTCAGATATTAAATATAATCGAAATATGTTTTCTAAAACCTGTACAAAAATTAGAAAACTAAGAGAAAAAGGGTATACAATACAAAATATAACTGAATGGGAGATAAAAAAAATTGAGAAAAGAACAAGAAGAAAATAAAGAAAAAATATGGAAAAGAGAGAATAAAGATATAATAAAAATAGGGTATACAATAATAGATGATGTATTTACATTTTACTATAAAGTATATTATGAAAATTTAAACTCTCTAGAAAACAGTTTTGAGGCAGGGAGACTTATGATAGGTATGTCTGAAATTTTTCATACCCTACGAAACATGTTACCTGAAAAGGCATTTAATCCCCTTACTGAATTAACTCAAGATATAAGATTTAATTTTGAAGAGGAATTTTTTATGGGGATAGGGAATAATAAAGATTTAAAAGATACTTGTATAGATATATATGAATCTACATATCATATGTTAGAGGGTTTATATGACTATCAATAAAATTAATTATTTAAAAAAAATATTTGAAAAATTTCAAAATGAGCATATTTTAGTAGTAGATTTAGATAATTATTTATACAAAGATTTAACTATACTAGAAGAGAACTCTAAAAGTCTATCTACATTTAATACACAAGATTTAGAAATCTGGATAAATACATATAAGGTTAAAAAACCTGTAATTATCCATAACCATGTCTCTAATAATTCTAATTTTAGTGAAGAAGATATTATTGCTTATAAGATATTACAAGAACATTTTGATTTCAATTTTGATTTTTATTTAATTAATTTAAATACTCAAACATTAAAGGAAATAGGAGGAAGTACATGGGAATTAGTTTAACATTAAATATGTATAAAGTTACTACAACCTTTGTAAATAATCAAAACCATATATGGTGTAAGTTGATTATTGTAGATAATAATACAAAAATGAGTTATGACCCTAAAGAAAATATTAGATTAACAGAAAGTGATGATTATACAGAAGCATTAAAAAATCATTTAAAAATATATAAAGAACAGATAACTAATGATATTGAAATTACTGAAATAAATTTAATAGAAGGAAACAATATAATATGCAAAGTAAAACCACAAATAGAGGAATTGGACAAAAATTTGAACAACTCTTTAGAAAATCAGTTGAATTAAATAAATCTTATAGTATTATAAGATTAAAAGATAATTCTATGACACAAAGAAATGGAATATGGGTTAAATTAAAAAATAATAATCCTTGTGATTTTATTGTATATAATGGAGTTAATTTATTTTATATAGAATTAAAATCTGTAAAAGGAAAATCATTTCCATTATCTAATTTAAGTAAAGAGCAAGAAGAAGGTATGTATAAAGAAGCCTTAAAAGATAATGGACAAAAAGGTTATTTAATAATACATTTTAGAGAGTTGAATAAAGTTGTGATGATAAATATATTAGACTTTATCTCTTTAAAAGTATATTTAGATATAAAGGCAAAAAAATCTTTTAATTACATTGAATTTATGTCGTATGGTGGGGTTGAGATACCACTTTATATACCTAATGACAAAAGGAGTAATTATTTAGATTTATCAAAATTGCTACATAATTAAATATGGAGGTAACTAGATAATGAAAAAAATTATTTTTATGCTTCTTATCGTTTTTTCTAGTTTAAGTTTCACTAAAGAAATGGTAGGAAATGCCAGTTGGTATGGAGAGAGTTGGAATGGAATAAAAACAGCCAATGGAGAAATCTTTAATTCTGCTAAAATGACTTGTGCTTCAAATTCACATAAAATGGGTACTAATATAGAAGTAACCAACTTATCCAATGGTAAGTCTATAGTGTGTAGAGTAAATGACACAGGAGGATTTGCTAAGTATGGTAGAATTTTAGACATGAGTAAAGGAGCATTTTCAAAAATAGGAGATGTAAATAAAGGAGTAATAAAAGTAAAAATAAGGGTGGTAAAGTAGATGGAAAAATTGGACAATATAAGTTCATTAAATTTTTCTAAACACTATATACCTATATTAGGTACTTTAAAATTACAAGCCAGAAAACCTGAGGATAGACTTGTTTTAAGTCTATCCAAAGGTGAAATGATTGTATTGGCAATTCCTGTAATTATAAACAATAACATATCTAAATCTTTTAAACATTATAATAGTCCTAAAGATTCAGAATTACTTATAAGATACAGAGAATTAAGATTTAATAGAAAAGGTTTTTATGTGTTTAGGCAAACTAGAATAGACACTTATTATGTAGATAAAGATGATATTTTAGTAATGAATGCTTTAAATAATAATATAATAAACAAAATTTTAGGAGGAGAGTAAGTATGAGTATAACAGTATATTCAAGGCAGGGATGTAGTAAGTGTCAAGATTTAAAATCTTTTTTAAATATGTTAGATATAGATTTTTATGAAATAGATTTAGATTCTAATATTGATATGACAGAAGTTTTAAGGGAAAAAGGATTTAGACAATTACCTATAATAAATTTTAATGATACATGGTTAAGTGATTCAGAAGAATTTAAGAGTGATGTAAGGTATAAAATTAATTTTATAAATAAATTAAAAAATCTTGTATTAGAGTTTTATAATTCATTTAATCAAAAAACTTTTATAAACCAATCAGAGATATCTAAAGATAGATATAACTTAAAAATGAGATTATATGATGAAGAAATTTCAGAACTAAAGGTTGCACTTGATGAGTATAATTTACTTGAAAGTTTTGATGCTTTAGCAGATATAATGTATATTTATATGGGAAATAATATAGAAAATGTAAGCGAGGTATTTGATAAAGACCCTGTTAAAATTTATGAAGATTATATAAACTTTAAAAAAATAATAGATAACCTTTTCAATATAAAAATAGAAGATTCAGATTTTTTAGCCATATTTATTGAAGTACATAAAAGTAATATGAGTAAATTAGATGAAAATGGGAATCCAGTTTATAGAGAAGATGGAAAAATAATTAAAAGTAATTTATTTTTTAAACCTAATATAAGTAATATGCAGGAGTACAAAAAATATTTAATTTAAGGAGATTAATTTTATGTTAATAGAGATTATCAAATACGTTACTAGTCAGGAAAGCAGTAAAGATGGTAATATAATAAAGAGTTTTTGTATAAATTATAAAGGAGATTCTTTAGAATATTTCATAGAGATAAAAAATTTAAATGGTGATATAAATTCATATAGAGTTTATGATATAAATTCATTAAAAAATTTATTCACACATTTCGGATTTTCTTTAAAGATATGGAGGAATAGTTAATGACTTTGTATAGATATGAGTTCATTAGTAATACTACAGAAAATTTCTATTATTCATCGAGTATAGATATAAATAGTTTAGATAAATTATTAAAAAAAATTCCTAATAATAAATATTATATAAAGTGTATTATTAGGGATTTTACTACTAAAGAAGTAATTAAAGAGGTGGATTTAAATGAGAAAAAATGATGTAAATAGTTATTTTAAATCTCAATTCGAAGATATAATACAAAATCAAAATTTAAATATGACTAGAGCAAAATGGTTAAATGAAGATAATGCGTATGCTTATAGTATTTATGGAGATGTTAGGCAATACTACTTAAAGGAAGGTTTATTTCCTATTTCTAATGTTAGATATATAGCAAGTAAATCTGCATTTGATGAAATTTTATGGATATATCAAAAAAGAAGCAACAATATAAAAGATTTAAATTCACATATATGGGATTCTTGGACAGATGAGTCAGGAAGTATAGGTCAAAGTTACGGTGCAATTTTAAATAAAGAATATAATGGATTTTTAAATAATAATAAAGATATATTTGGAGATAAACCTTTTTTAAACCAAGTAGAGTTTTTATTTCAAGAACTTTGTCAAAATCCCTTAAATAGGAGAATAATGACTAACATGTTTGATTTTAATGAATTAAATAATACATTACTACCACCATGTGCATTCCAAACTTTATGGAGTGTGAATAAGGAAAAAAATGAATTAAATATGTCTTTAGTTCAAAGGTCAGGTGATTTTTTAGTAGCAGGGCATTCAGGTGGATGGAATTGTGTTCAATATGCTTTTCTATTAATATTAGTTGCTAAAAGTTGTGGATATGTTCCTAATATATTTACTCATTTTGTACAAGATTTACATTTATATGATAAGCATTATGAATTGTATTCTAATTTTTTACAAGAAAGATTTGAAACTTGCACAGATTTAAATGAAACAACTTTAAAAATAGAGTTAGGAGATAATCCTACACACGATTTACAAATAGCATGGGAGAGGTTTAATAGTTTTACATTAGATAAGGTAGAAATAATTAATTATACTAATTATGAAAAAATTTCAAGAATAGAGGTAGCAGTATGATAAAGGCAATATTTTCTATAAATACTAAAGGATTTATGGGAAAAAATAATAATCTTATAGTTAAAGATAAAGAAGATTTAGGTAACTTTAAAAAGATTACAGAAAACCATACTATTGTTATGGGTAGAAAAACATGGGAAAGTTTAGGAAATAAACCTTTACCCAATAGGAATAATGTAATTTTATCTGAAAGTCTAGAGAGTAAAACTATCTTAGAAGAAAGTGGATATTATACTCGTTTTGTAAATTCTGGAAAAGGAGTACAAGATATTTTAGATGAAGATAAAGAAAATAATAGAGATACTTTTATCATAGGAGGTAGTAGTATACTTGAGTTATTTTCTGATTTAATAGATGAGTGGATTGTATCCTTATTTTATACCAATTCAGAAATAGGAGATACCAAATTAGGTTTAAGTGCTAGTAAATATTTTGAAGAATCAATACCCTTTAATTCTGTAAAATTTAAAAATTTTGATGTTATCTACACTAAAAAGAATTTAGACCCTAGAATTTTTCTTTTTTATGACTCTATGACAGGAAATACGGAAAGATTTGTAAAAAAAGTTGCTAAAGTTTTAATAGAGGATTTAAAAAAAGATGTATATGTTATAAAAATAG